GTTGCAGTGGTCATAGCGGAGCCTCTGGCAGTTGTGCGCGTTGCGCTTGTTGATACGCTTGTTCTTGTGCTTTTGTCCACGGTACTGGTGGATAGCTAGGGAAGGGCCAATTCATTTTTTTTCTTTCATCGTTTGACGCAAAGCAAGAAGAATGTAGAACATAGCTGGAGCATTTGAAAAATCACCATCCACAATCATTTGATCTGCGTCAGGATGCCAAACAAACTCACCAGTTGGCGTTACTCTAAGAATTTCATTGCTTTTGAGCATAAATTTTTCATCTTTCATTACATTTCCTTTTCAATTAACGCCTGAACACCTGCGTCCAAGCTTCCGTTACCCATCTCTTTAAGTAACATAACCTGTATGTTATTCAGTTTTAGTTGTACAGTCAAGCCTTCTTGTGGTTTTTCTTCAACTTTTTTCCAAGGCTTGCGTCCAGCACCACGCCTAGCGCCACCCCAAGTGTTCCGTGGGCCAACAAAAGTCTCTTTGAAATGGTCAGGTTTCCTGTGGTACTTGTTGTAGTCTGACTCTTCCTCTTTGAAGTCCAAGCCATCCCAATTGACGAAGTGCTTAGTCATCCAGCACCTCGCTAATTCTCACATCAACACCAGCCTCTGCTGAGTAACGCTTAACAATCCGAGCAATGACAATTTGTGTATCGTCAACAAAAACGATGTCGTTCATGGCATCTGCCACAGACTTTGCCACGTTGTCCCAATCTGGTTTCTTTGTAGGCCACTCAGAGCCGTTTAAACATGCCTCCAAGCGCTTCTTTGGGTATGACTTAGGCACAGGTAGCCTGATTAGGCAATCAAAGCGTACAGGGCCTTCTAGCGCAGGGTTACTTCCCATAGCTTTAATCGCAGCTTCTTTGACCAAAGTCTCGTATGTCTTTGTTTTGGCATCGGTGTACGTTGATACAAAGTTGCCAAACCTGCGAAACCTTGGACGGCCTTTACCGTGAGGTGGTCCATCAATGGTGAACTCGACAACGAATGTCATGCTTCACCTCTTGCTCGGATTTCTGCTGACAATATATCAGTCATCGCTGTATTCTGGTTATCTAAGTGCTTTGCACACGCCTCACGCTCATTCTTACGAACGATATCAATCATCTCGTCATAAGTGCCTTCAAGAGTTCGCATTGCTACCAGTTTGGCAAAGGCTTTAAGTGCTGCATTGTTTACTTTGTAGCCTTTAAATTCACCACTTAATGCAATACCTTTACGCACTATTGCGTCTTGAGGTCTTGTGAACTGTTCTTCAAAGCCAGCCTGTCTAGCCATCTCAATGATTTCATCTTGTTTCATGCGTATTCCAATCGGGTGATGCGGCGCATACGTCCATGCTTTTCTTCGTTTTCCACCATATCGATGGCTTCTTCCATCTTCTTGACAGGGCAGTTTCTCAACTGTTCATCATGCAACTCAAGGATGGTTTGAACAATGCTTATCTCTTCACCTTTGAAGATAAAGCCTTTGCCGCTCACGCCACGCTGTCCAAGGTCATGCAGGGCTTGCTGCGCTTGCTCAATCTCTGGCAACCAATCACGGCCTAACTGGAGCTTGGCTAAAGCCTCTGCTATGTTGACCATCTTGATCAATACGTCCACATGGTCAGAGTCACCACGGCCTTCACGAATCTCGTCAAAGGACACATGGTTTTGCATTGACAGCTTAGTACCTGCTACTGGCACATCAGCAACTTTGAGTAGGCCAGACTTTACGTAGTGCATGGTGTCAACGCGAATCGGCTTTGGTGTGTATTTCTTGCGTGGCTTTTTCATTTTCCAGCTCCTTCAATCTGGCTGCTATTTCGTCTTCTATTCCAATCCATAGACCAGTAGGATCGTCCTTCAATTTCTTCGTACTCCATCTGGCTTGACCTAACGTAGCAGGATTGAAGGCCATCCTCGCGTAGTGTTCTACAAGCTCTTGGCGCAATTTGTTGTACATCAAGGTCACCAGTTGTATAGAGTGCTTCGTTTATCTTTGCGTCAGAGAAGTGCATTCCAAGTTTGACTTGGTTCAGGATTGCGTGGGCGGTGCTGATGTTCATTTCAGGGCCTCACGAGCAAAGCGCAACGTCACTGCGTTGAGTTTGTCACCAGCATCGTGTCTGGCAATGATGCGTCTAGCCCATTCCCGTCCGTCTGTAGTCTCATACTGGATGGCAGCTTTCTTGGCTGGCTCATACAGCTTGGCAAGCTCTGCCTTGAGTCGTTCAGGGTTGGCTTTAGGCATAGGTAGAAGCGGGGCTTCCATGCGTGGTGCTTTACGGCATAGGTTCTTGAACTCAATGGCGTTAGGGCAGTTCTCTGGCAGGTTTTCCAAAGCCCATGCAATGTCTTCCAAACGGTTGGCATAGGATGAAAGCTCATGCGCCCACATGGACTTCACTTCTTGAATCGGTGAACCATCCCACTTGCGTGACCATGCGCTACCGTAGGTCAGAGATAGCCTGTCGAACAGTCGGTCCATTGCTTTTAAATTAATCATGACCAATCTCCAAAAAGTTTGCTTCTGCTTCTATGAAAGTTGTGTTGTTCTCAGTAGGCCACTTACGGCCTGTCATCTCTTCCCACTTACGGCGCTTCTCAGCTTCATCACGTTCACGGAAAGATGTGCCTTGCGGTTGTTTGTCAGCAACCCACTCAGCTTTGAATGATGCCCAATTGCGTAAGCAGCATTCTTGGATAGCGTTTTCAATTGTCCATCCAGCTTTGCCTGTCTCATTCACAAAAAGCTTCCAAGCGGTTTCTGTAAGTGGAGCTTTCTTTGATTTGCGAATCTTTAACCAATCCTGCCAAACAGAAGAATCCATGCCGTCAGGCATATCTATATTGGTTCTTGGTTTATGGTTCTTGGTTATTGGTTCTTGGTTAGGGTTACGTTTGGAAACCGTCTGGGTTTCGTCATGGTTACCATCTGGGTTAGCCTTAGGCCTACCTCCAAGCTTACCAACCTCCCTGTTTCTCTGGGCTTTGGCCTGATAAGCAGTTATTGTTTCATCACATCGTTTGTGAGTCCAGCAATTGGACTCTTGATCAAACATAAAAAATTCTTCAAGGACCGTAGAAACATCGCGTTCGTTTTTTGGTAAACGAATCCGTCTGGCAACCTCATGGGTTCGGTTTGGGATAGGTTTCTCACTTGTGTAATACAAGTCCAAAAGTCGGCGAAAGGCCAAATCTTCCATCGGCGAAAGATGAGAAGTGTCGTGAATGTAGTCACTCACATGGAAAGAGTAGTAGTGCATATAGCCCGCTTTTTCACAGCCCCTTAGATGAAGAAACGGCGGCAGGAGAAGGGGTAACTCTTTTCGATCTGCTCATGACTTCAGACCTAGCCGTGTTTCAAACTACTATATCACATTAATTGACCCACAGGTAGAACCCGTGCAAAATTCCTATGGGGAAAAAGATAGCGCCAGCTACCAAGAAGCCCCAGAAGCCGTGAGCAAAGCAAGTGAAGATGTGAGTCAACCATGCAAAGAAACAAAGAAAACCAATGATTGGACCCATTACTTTTCTCCTGTGATGATTTTTGGAGCTTGCTCTTGGGCTTGTAGTTGGCCTACAAACTCAATGAACATCTTTGCAATAGTGCTTGCACCAGAGTCATCAGGTGCGTCAGACACGATACGGATGCCAAGAGTGCCGTCCTCTTTGTCTGTCAGGATGATGTTTACTTCACTCATTTTTGTACTCCAATTCCAATAGCAATTCGCAGTAGTGGATGACCTTACGGATGTCCTCTGCACCATTCTTTTCTTTGTGACGGGTGATGTACTTGACTACATTACCTTCGCAGAATCCAAGCTTGTTGGCATGGATGTAGACGATAGGCTGGATAGCCTTGTCTTTGTAGTGTTGACCACCTTCTTGGGTGCTTAAAGGCGTTTGGGCTAACTTCCAATTAACATAAATTGGAGTGCAAGATTCACAACCTTTTCCACTTGGAAGATTGCCGTAATTCACGCATGTACTACAGCTAGGCATTACGACTCCTTGACAAAGATACCTTCGGCATTCATGTAGCCACGGCGGTCTTTGATCTGGTGGTAAGCAGCTTCCAAGCAATCAGTCAGGTTGACATCCAGCAAGGCGCAGACGTTGATCAGGCACACCATAGTGTCACCAACAGCGTCAATGGCCTCAATCCTGTTGCCATCACGCAATGCGTCTACCAGCTCGTTAATCTCTTCTACAGCCTTGATTGACTGTGCAAAGGGTGTGCTGTTTGGCACGATCTTGCGAGCCTCAGACCATTGCAAGACCTTCATTTCCAATTCTGCGTAACTACTCATTTCTTTTCTCCAATTAATTTCTTTTCAATGTCAGACTGCATGTCTTTCATCTTGTCATTCCAAACATGCTCTGCCAAGGTTTTGGGTTCTTTTTTTATACTGAAGATTGCATCCCAGTTATCTCTAACTTTTTGCATATCTTCTTTGCGTCTAGAACTACCTTTACTCATAGGCCCTCCAATAGCCAATCGACAACGATGTACACAATCAGTAGGCCCATTTGCAGTCCTGCTTCATGCGGTAAGAAAAGCCAACACCCCAGACCATGCCAAACACAGCACACAAGATGCGGTAGTTCTCGGTCCAATCTGAAGGGCTAAAGCTCATAGTGATGAATGAAAACATGAGGTAGACCACCAACCAAGAGATAGGGAAACCAATCATGTATCGCATATCAGGCTCCTTTGAACCACTCAGGCTTCATCTCTTTGAGCTGGAACACTCGCAGAGGCGGCACTTTGCCTGTTTTCTTCCACTGATAAACAGAGGTGGGCGTAACGCCAAGCATCTTGGCAATGCGGTAGCAGGTTGCGTATTTTTCTAAGTCTTCGATCTTCATATGAACTCCAGTTGTTGAAGGCCGCTATAGTAAACCAAAACTGTAGATAGGTTGATTGAGTTTATCTATTGAGTTAGTAACTTTGATAGAAATATAGTTGTTGCATACAGCTAAACTTAGATTACATTACTTCTACGCCAACAATTTAATGAAAGGAACGGCAATGACAGAGTTAGACGCATGGCAACAAGGTCACAACGCAGGAATCAACCTTGCGGTCAAGTTGATCAATGATTGGTGTGACATGGAATGTGAAACGATTGCTGACGTTATCAAGGCAATCAACGAAATGAAGGAGATGGCACATGATTAAGGTAGACCTTTTCTCTGGTCGTGTTTACACAGAGACAGAGAACTTCAAGCAGTCCAGCAATGGTGACACGTTTACCAAGTGCGGCAACATGTGGCTTGGCCAACATGGCGAGGTTATCCAACAACGTGACGATGACCTGTTAAACCTTCACACTGGCATCAGCTCAACCTTTGGTGACCCATTCAAGGATGACAAATGACATACAAAGAAAAACTTGAATTCTGTCTCGATGATGGAACAGAGTGTCAGATCGGCATCTTGAACTACACAAAGGTTGCTGGCAACCCCAGCACATGGGACAGCGACATGGACTACTACGGCTATGAAGAGTTTGAATATGACTTGCTAGACATGGACGGCAAGCTTCTCAAATACGAGCCTACAGAAGATGAGGTTGAGCAGATTGAAGAAGCAATCCGTGATAACTGCAAGGACGATGACTATGACTATTAAAGACCTTAACCCAACAACACGCTGTTTCCCAAGAGAAATGCGTACAGCTTTTCCATTTGACCAACAAGTGATTGAGCATTACAAACGTCCTCCTAATAAGAATTATGTTGTTAGGACTCTATCAATCCTCGGCATAATTGCTGTCTTAATCGCAATCAAGGTAATGTAATGGAATGGCAAGACAACTTCACCACATGGAACCTAAAGACAGGTCAGTATGTGCGTCACATCAAGTTTGATGACATCAAACTAATCCTCCTCTACCACCGCATCTACGAGAACATGTTCAACATTGACGAAATTCAAACCGTTGATGGCACGAACATCATTAACTTAGTGCGTGATAGAACAATTGAACGTTTGGAAAATATATTGCAAAGGGAATCCAATGAAATCTAAAAGCTGGATGCAACAGATCATCGAAGAGTTCACAGATAGCGACATCAAGTATTGCGCTTACTGTTTATGCATCGAAGATAACGGGGGCTGTGACTGCGATCAACGCGCATGGCGCACATTTGGTGAGCTTGATGAAGCCAGCCAAAAAGAAGTGATCAGCCAAGAGTTTGATTTAACCAAGCTCTCATAGGTTGCTGACAATCTTATGATATGATGCAGTTATGAAACATTTATTCACTCAAAAAGAACTTTGGGAAATCCTTGACTACAACCCAAACACGGGTGTGTTCATGTGGTGCAAACAAAGACGAGGCGTTAAAACTGATGTGCCGCTTGGGACTGACAATGGTTTTGGCTATCTTCGGATTACTGTGCTGGGCAAGTCTTATTACGCACATAGGCTGGCTTGGTTTTACATGCAAAACGAATGGCCCGACCAGATTGATCATATAGATGGCGACAAGTCTAACAATTCGTGGGAAAACTTACGCAACGTGACTGTTCAACAAAACGCTCAGAACAAATTGAAAGCTCAAAAAAACAGTGATTCAAAAATTCTAGGCGTTAGTTGGCACAAGAAAGCAAAGAAGTGGCAAGCCCACATCTGTGTTTACAAAGAAAGAAAGTACCTTGGATTGTTCAAGGACATCAACGAAGCACAAGAAGTTTATTTGAAAGAAAAGGAAAGGATTGATTATGAGTTCCGTACATAAAAAACTGATGCAAGCCCGTATCAAACTACAAGCCGCCCCACTTAAAAAGTCTGGCCTTAACAAGTTTGCTGGGTTCCAGTATTTTGAGCTGGGTGACTTTTTGCCACAAATCCAACAGATCTTCTCAGAGATTGGTTTGTGCGGCGTGGTGAGCTTCGACACACAGTTGGCTACCTTGACCATCACCGACACAGAAGATGGCTCAAACATCGTTTTAACCAGCCCTATGGCTGAAGCAAACCTTAAAGGTGTTCATCCCATTCAAAACATGGGAGCTGTAGAGACTTATTCGCGTAGGTACTTGTGGGTCACTGCTTTAGAAATCGTTGAACACGATGCGCTAGACGCTACAACAGGTCGCAAGGGTGATGCGCCTATTGTTACTCCAAAGGGTGGCATTGGTGATGACCTGCCAAATGAAGACAAAGAGTTTTTGCGTGAGATGGCTCAGTCGTGTACAGAACTTGTAGCGAAGGGCCAAGCTAAAGACGCATATCTGATGATCAAGGAAGCTGTCCTTGACTCAGACCAAGAGGTTTGGTTATCTAACCAAATGGATGCTGCAACCCGCAGTGCAATCAAAAAATCAAAATCTCAATAAGGAATTGAAATGGCAGAGTTTGACAATACCAATAGAGGTGTACTTTTCAACAACAAAGAAAAGAAGACCCAAGACAACCACCCTGACTACAGCGGCTCCATTAATTTCAATGGCATTGACTGCTGGTTAAGCGGATGGATTAAGGAAAGCAAAGACGGCAAGAAGTTCTTCTCTTTGTCTGTCAAGCCTAAAGAGCAACAAGCTCGCCCAGTTGATCAGCCAACACGTAAAGCACCTGAAAAGGGTGGCTTTGACGACATGAATGACGATATCCCTTTTTGATTAGAATGGGTATAATAGTCAAACACCAATAAATGTGAGTGACTATGACATCTTCTAAAGAATGCTTTAAATGCAAGGCCATCAAGCCAATGACTGAGTTTTACAAACACTCTGTAATGCCTGATGGCCACCTTAACAAATGTAAAGAATGCACAAAAAAAGATGTTGCAGAACATCGTGCAAACAATCTTGAAAAAGTTAGGGCCTACGACAGAGAGCGCGGGAAAAATCCAGAACGAATTAAGCTTGCAACGGAAATTACCAAGGCTTGGAGAGCTGAAGATAAAAGAAGGCAAGTTGCACACTCTGCGGTTGCTCGTGCTATTCGAAAAGGAGATTTGATACGTATGTCTTGCGTTAGATGTGGCGCTGAGAAAACAGAAGCTCATCACGAAGACTACGACAAGCCTCTAGATGTTGTTTGGTTATGTACTCCATGCCACAAAAAGCGACATCAAGAAATTAAACGTAAACTTTTAACGTAAAGGAATTGAAATGTACACATTGACTATTAATCTTGATTGCTTGACAACAGTTGAAATCAACACTCCTGAGTTTGAGTATGTAACTGATTTGCAAAAAGCTGTTGTTCAAGTTCGCGAAGACCGTGAAAACAAAGTACGTAAAAATCTGTCTGCAATGGTGAATAAGGTTTTTCATACTGAATTGGCGGCTTCTCGTCAACCAGCCAAGAAACGTGGTCGTCCAGTAGGCTCCACAAACAAGGCTCGTAAGGCCAAGTAAACCCAAGGGGGATTGTTGTGCAATTAGATTTGTTTGATAGTCCCCCTCCACTAATGAACCCCAATAAAAACCCAATTGCCCCTGACTGCTTTAGAAGCTACGAACAGTATGCTGAATGGCTAAGGTTGGCAAGGCTCGCAAAAGAACCGTGCAACATCTGTGAAGACTGCATTGGCTCTTACAAAATTAAAATGGTGGCTGAACAAAGATGTCATGAGCAATGGCACTCTGTTCAAGTCGTAATGCAAAAGAAGGTCGCTCCTTTGATTGTCAAAGTAAAAGTTGACAAAAAGAAGCCTTCAAAAAGTAAAGTAATGGAGACTCAAATTGACCCACTTTCTTGGTAAATTCTTTAAACGCGCACGTACCCTTGACCCGACAACCAGCCAAGAAGCTGCTTCGTCAATCAGAGAGTCTGCGCCAATCCACATGCAACGCATTCATGAGTGCCTTCACGAGCATGGGCCAATGGGTAAAGACTCCATTGCAATGGCTCTTGACATGAATCCAAACCAAGTCTCACGCCGTTTGCCAGAGATGGCAAGCTTCACACCTCCATTGGTAGAGCTGACAGGCAAGACCGTAACGTCAAACTCTGGTCGCCAAGAGCGTGAATGGAGAGCGCTATGAGCAAAGAAATCAACGCATTCCACAAAGATTACGTGGCAACCTACATGCCTGAGTTCATGTCAAACATTCGCAAAGAATCTGCACAGAAGCTTAATGGTGAAAAGTATGGCTCTATGAACCGTGCAACCCGTGAAAGTGAGAAAGGTCATGCTGTGTTCACTATCAGCCACACCCCTAAAACAAAACGTGTGTCTCTTGCTCCTACAGACTTTTACATGTACTCACGAGCAGGTATGCCAAAGGGGGTCAAATGAAAAAGCCACACAAACACGCAGAGCTGATAAAGGCATGGGCTGACGGCGCTGAGATTCAATTTAAAAGACACGGCGGTTGGTCGGACTGCCGCCCTGTGGACTGGAATGAGCACATGGAGTTCCGCATCAAACCAGAGCAAAAGCCTGACGTTGTCCAGCATTGGTGCGCAAGCGTTCAACCGTTGAAATACCCAGAGCAAAAAAACCTCAAACTCACTTTTGATGGTGAGACAGGAAAACTCAAATCAGCGGAGGTGTTATGACTGAAAACGTATTGACTATCGTTGCCATACTTGTGCTTGGCTGCGTCATCATTGGCGTTGTCATCACTGCTTTGCTTGCAATATGGGCAAGTCATGAGTGATTGGGCATACGTCATCCTTGAGCGTGACGATGAAGGGACTGTCATTGACTCGCATGATGCGACCAGTGAAGTCCTCTTCCTCTACGCCATGATTGAACGACAAGAGCGCATCATTGAGAGTTATCGCCGTGATCTAGGGATAACTCTCTTTGAGACATCAGCCTTGACTAAGCACTGACATTGCTTGCAGGGTGTGCTTAACGCGATCTTCTAAACCAATCGTGCCGCCATTGATCTTCTTGGTCAAATTGATCCATGTTGGGCGACCTTCATGGTTCAATGGCAACCCAGATTCAGCAGCTTCGTTGCAGCCGTGAGTGGACCAGAACCAGCCAGCAGTCATCAAGGCATACTTGGGCGTGGCAACCAGATCAGGGTCCATCACAAAGTCAACACCACAGGCTTTGCCAGCGTGGAAGTAACCGCTATGTCCAGTTAATTGGATAGCCCCCCTACCCCTAAAACGATAGCCATCCCCTGAAGCTTCGTCCCTGTTTCCCATACGTGAGGCGTAAACAGAGTTGGCAATCTTCTTAGGATTTTTCTCGTACTGCTTGGCAAACTCAAGAGTCGGGAAACGCTTGGGCCAAAGCTTCATTAATGTCTCAGCGCGGTAGTTCAAGTTCTCTTCAAAGACTTTGAAGTTGCCACACTCGTGACCGCATTGACCCAAAAAGGCTGCTTGCTGGCGCACTGTGCTAATGTTGAACTTCTCAAAGGTTTCGTTCAATGGACCTGCAAGCTCAGGGTTGATGTGCAGCTTGGTTAGTTGTTCGGCAGTAATCATTGCAATGTTTTCCTTACTGCTTCGTACCTGTCGATGCAGGAGTTGAGTTCGATGATGGCTCTGTCTCCTTCGGCAACGAGCCTGATAAGGTCTTCAACAGTCTGTCCGTCAAGTTCGGCTCTCTCTTTACCATCGTTGCCGGTAGTGGTGGAACATCCACCTTTGGAGGTGACGGGGATGTACAGCCTTGGACGGCTAGCAATAATCCCAGAAAGCTTAGTTTCAAACTCTTGCTTAACTTCATTGTCTTTTGCATCTTGTTCATCCTTCTGCTTTTGCATCTCGCTGTTCTTCTGCGCTATCAGGGCCGCATCCTCCGCTTCCTTTTGTACATAACCTGCATGGTGGCCTGTTAAATACACAGTGAAAGCGACAGCTATAGCCCCCAGAATCATCCAAGGGTTGATCATGCTCCCTCCAGTTTGGCTGCTGCTCGTTCATGGGCAATCTCTTCCAAGGCAGGGTCAACATAGTTAGCAGGTGTTGTTGGAGGCGGTGGCGCTCTCCATGTCTCATCCAACTCTGGATTCTTGAAACCGTTGAAGTTGAAATCAAACATGCCCGATGAAACCGTAGGCGCGGGGCTATTACTAGGCGCTACGGCTTGGGGCTGTGGGGGTGGAGATGTCATCTTCTCAGCAGCTACCTGTATTCCTTTGTTCACAGCAAACATACTCACAATGGTTGTGACGCTGCTAGACAAGATCAAGACAATATCGTTTAGCATCTTTGCAAAAGCTTGGTCCATTGGAGCCATAGACTTCAGTGGCTGAGTTACAAAGCCAAGGCTATAAAGCATGAAGGCAACAATTCCACCAAGCACAAGCATTAAGATTAATACTACAAAACCCCAGACGCAAACCTGAATGATCCTAACTAGATCATCAACATTTTTAATTTCAAGATCTTTCATTTTGTCTCCGATGCAACTTGTGCTGGTTGTTGAACAATTTGCTTCTCCAATACAGGGGCTACGAGGTAATCAGGACAGTCTTGAGTAAACAGACAGTCTGGGCGTTGGCATCTCTTTGCAGAGAAGTTAGCAGGGTCTTGGCAATAGTACCGATAGCGGTCTTCACAACCAGCTAACAGCAACAGCAAGACAAGTACAAATCTCATTTCAACTCCTTCTTCAATTCCTCTTTGAGCTTACGCAGCTCTTTTGCTTCTTTCTTGATCTCAGCCTTCATCCACAACGTATCTACATAGGCCATGAATGAGAACGTGAACACGACCAACAACACCACCAGAACAATCAGGTGTGCCAGAAAGACGCTCGTGCTATCGCTTGGTTTCTTACTTGCCACAAAATCAAACCTAGAAAGATTAATCCAACTATTGCTATTGCGGCATCCATCGACTTCACGCGAACCTCCTCCATCATGGATTGACGTTCTCGCAAAAGAATCAAATCTTCCTTCGCTTGCTTTGCTCTTGCTATTCTTTGCTCTTCTTCAATCTGGTTACGCATCTCTTCAAACTGCGTCCACAAATCTTTTAACTCTGGCGGCGAGTGATAGATCATTTGCTGCTTCAGCTCTGAATGCATAGCCATCAACTTCTGCCTAACCAAAATCCTCTTTAAAGCCATCCGCTTCAAAGACACATCTTTTGATTGAACCTTCTTTGCTTCTCTTTCCTGCTCCCAGAATAACTTTTCTAGCCTGTCAAACGCATCAAACATCTCACCAAGGTTGTCTCCAATCTTAAAGATGATTTCATCAGGATTAGCCTTTGCTACCTCTTGAATACGTGTCTTCTCGGCTTCAACCTTTTTAGCTTGTTCCTTAGAAACCGTCTTGCCAGCAAACTGAGAGTTGATGTCATCAATGATCCCCTTAACGTTGCCAGCTACACCCTTAACTTCTTTGTAAAGAGCGCAGCCTTCTTTGACTAACTGAAAAGCAGTGGTTGCAGCAAAGAGCGCAGTCCCAATCGGCACATTTACTTCTTACGAAAGTCTTTGTACATCAGGTAAATCTTGTGAACGATCAACAAGAATGTGTAGATCAAGGTCATCCACATCAAGATGTCGCTCACTTGGTAACCCATGACCGTAGCCAATGAGATACCAACTGGTAGGGCTGATTTAGCAGCTATTGCCGCGCCTGTTTCATGGTCGTTAGTCATGGCTTACTTTGATATGCAGATGGAGGAGCGATGCCGCGACCACCGCCGACAGCACCTTCATAACGGCGTTTTGCCAACTCTTGTTCCTCATTCTCATTAAGACCGCGAGACTGAGCAAATGGCAGAACAAAGAAGTCAGTAAAGATGTCAGACATCTTACCCATATCTTTGTTTTGAGCAGCTTCAGCAAAGCCCGGCAATGCCATAAGAACAGCCATGCCACCACCGCCCTTGAGGACTTTCTTCATGTCGTGAGTCAAGTTGACTTTTGGTCCTTCAATGTTTGACTTGCGCCAATCCATTACCACTTGATGAGCATCTTTGCCAATGGCTTTTTCGCCAGCAGCAGCGTTGTAGCTTGGAGGTGTGCCACCAAAAATATCTTGAACAGCTTCGTAATATTTATTGTTGCCACCGTATTGGTTTGCCAGCCAACCACGAGCCGACATTTGCTCTTTTGTCAAAGCAGTCTCAGCAGGATTAGATGAGATTGGCAAAACAAACTTATCGGAAATTGGCGTAGAAGGAGGTGCAACAGATGCAACAGGCGCTGCTTTTACTGGAGGCTGGCCTTGTGGCAACCCAGCAACACCACCAACAGGTAATGAAGTGCCGCCAACAGGAGAGGCTGTAGGAGGTTTTGGTTGACCACTTGCAACTACAGCAGCACGAGCTTTCACTTCGTTGTTGTCAGCAAGGATCGCACTGTCTTTTGCAGGGATGTTTGACTTAGGTTGGCCTTGTCTTTGTTGAGTAACTGCTTCAGCACGTTTTGCCTCATTAGCCATGCGAGTTGCATGAGCTTCTTGAGCGCGAGCTTCTTTATTACGAGCAGCCTCTAAATCAAACTGTAACTTTTCTGCACGTAAGCGCTCAATTTCTGTCATTGGCTTTGGCTGAACAGCAGCAGCAGGAGCTTCGACAGGAGGAGCTACAGCGACTTCAGGAGAGGCAGTAGGTACGTTGTACTTTGTCTCGCCATATTGCATAGGAGGACGAGCCTCGCTTGGCACTGGAACTACTTTTGGTTGATCAGTAGTAGGAATAATGCTGGCTGTTGTGTCTGGTGTGCCGGGAACTGTAACAACATCAGTCACAGGCTTAGGAGCAACAGGCAAAGGATCAGCAACAATCTTTGGCTCACCAGCAGTCATGGACGACTGTGCCACTTCAGGTGCGCCAAAAGTAGGTTCAGTTCTAGTTAAAGAACGGTCCTTAGGACTTGGAGGGCGATTGTTTGGACCACCACCTCCACCGCCCGGAGGAGTGTTGTCATCACCACCAAATAGCTTGCTAACGCCATATGCAGTACCCAACACGCCCAAAGCGCCGCCAACCCATTTCAACCAAGGCATGTCCTTGTCGATGGTGTCAAACACGGTAGGAGAATTTTCTTGCTGTAGCTTAGAAGCTTCATTGACCTTTGTAACCATGCCTTTTAGATCAACATCTTTGGCTTCTGGCTTTTTGTCAATGCGTGGAGCTGAAGGCTGGTCAACCGAGAAAGGCACGGCATTCTGATTGCTTGCAGCTTGACTGCGAGATTCAATTAGTCTTCGCTCTGCCTCTGAGTAGTTCTCTGACATTATTGTTCTCCGTAGCGTTCAATCTTGCCTGACTTACGATAAATCAAAGCACCTTTTTCAACTGGACCACCACGGCCTGTTGTTGAATGAATTTTATCTTTTGCGTAGTTCAAAATTCCTTGAACCATCTCAGAGTTTTTCATTCGACCAATTACTTCTTCTGTAGAGGTAACCTTGCCTGTAGTGGCAGCTTCTTTCTGAGCCTTATACAACTCGTTGTTGTATGTGGCAATCAAAGCATTGTTGGCTTGTTGCGTATAACGGTTTTCCAGCAAGGAATCCAAGCCGCCAGTAAATAAGTCAGCAGGGGCAGGTTTTCTCCAACCGGGAGGTTGTGCAGCAGCAGGAATGTCTTGGTTAGAGGCATTGTTAATTTGATTCAATGCAACCAATCGCATAAAGCCGTTGAACTCTTCAGGAGTTTTGATTACGCCTTGCAACTCTTTCATAATCGCTTCTTGCATACCTTGTTGGGTTTGCAATGTGTTTTCACGAGAAGCAGCATCTGCATTGGTTTCGTTAAGACGAACGCCTTGAGCTTGACCAGCGCTGTAATTAACACCGCCTTGACCAGAAGGTCCAGCAGCTCCAGCAGCAGGATTGGCACTTCCACTTACGCCACCACCAGCTTGCTGTTGTGCGCTTCCAGTAGCGCCACCAGACTTCTCGCTACTCGCACGAGCAGAAGCACTATTGGTGTTGTAACGGTTAGCATATCCCAACAAAGCCTGACGTTTTGCAGGGTCCATCTGAGCCACATGGCCCAAAACATGGCTCAAACCAATAGCCAAATCAACTTCTTGGTCAATGTTTTGGTTTGAAGCATTACCCTCGTTTGCAGCGGCACGAGCAGTAGCACGAGCAGCATTCAACTCACTCTCAAAACCTTGAGCAGCACGTTGCATTGTGCTTTGAGCAATCTGCCAGTTAGCAGAACGTTCAGCACGAAGATCGTTCTCAGTAGTCACACCACCGCGTTTAATGATGGCTTGACGCTCTTCACGAGACAAAGGCTTCTTAGTTTCCCAATCAAGAAACTCAGTGGTTTTGCCGCGCTCAGTACGACCAACCCAAACAGGATTGCCAGCAACATCACGACCTTCATCGTATGTAACACCGCCACCGTTGTACCACTTGTACGCATCACCAAGACGGCCTTGCAACAGGCTAACCATCATCTTGCCAAGCTGCATTTGCTTGTTAGGGTCTTCAGACTCGCTTTCTTTAATGCGAGTTTGAACAATATCAGCAGCCTTCTTATTTCCTTCTGGAGTTGGATTGGAAATATTTTGTGCAATGTGTTTGAAGTTTGGGTCGTAATCAAGAGTTACGTTTGCAACACCGATTTGCTGTCCAGCAGCAGGTGGGACAACGCCCGTCACAATAGCTGGGGCTTGTGATGGAGGTACAACTCCTTGGTCCATATCTGCCATTTTCTACTCCGTTATTCGATGTGGCTTGGTAAATTCCAGCCAACAGGTTGTTGCACAGGCTGCATTGGTTGAGCTGGCTGTGCTGGTTGAGCAGGATTCATTCCTCGTGCGGCATTAACAGCACCCATGCCATTTCCTTGTCCTAATTGCGTTGCAGCGTTTGACATGTTTGCGCCAAAAGTCTGAACGTTTTGAACAGCATTGCCAAATGGTTTGGCGATCTTTTGCTCATACAACTCACCAAACGTTTCTGGAGGAGGAACACCAACATCGGCAGAAGCAGGAGCCATAGTGCCAGACTTGCGATCAAACCCGGCGTATGTAGCCCAATCTGAAAAGTTGTTTGGGTTTGCATAACCAAAATCAAAAGATGATGCCATTTTTATCCCTTGTTAAAGTTAAAGCCCATACCCTTGCCAGAAGTTGTTTGACCTTGTGTACCTTGGAAGCTTGGTGTCGTAGATTGTTGAGGTGTCCCATAAATAATGGAAGCATACTTACCAAGAACATCTTGCGGTGTTTGCGCGTAACCAATACGCGCAGCCGCAGCTTGGTTAGCTCCAGCAAGTTGTTGACCACCAAGAGTTGCCAATTGATTAGCAGCAGCAGCACGGTTAGCTTCAACACCAGAAGCGGCAGCAGCAGCAGCAGTAGCCTGACGTTGTTCATTCAAACCAGCCAAGTTACGGTCAGCCAAAGCCATACGAGAACTACCCAAGCCGCCAGCACCACCATACATGGCGTTTTGACCAGCCTGAGACTCACGAGCAGACTCGCGACCAGCTTGTAAAGCAGCTTGGACTTGTTGCTCTTTGTATTGAGGTCCAAACAAAGAAGCCAATCCAGACATACCCAATGCAGTACCAGCAGTACCAGCAGCTTGTTGTGTAGCACCTGTTTGACCAGCAACATTCATTGCTGTGTTTGCTACGTTTGTTGCCGTTGGGTTTACTTGACCATAGACATCTTGAGCCATGCCAAGAGTCTTTTGATAGGCAGGAAATGCCGTATCTGTCAAAAAGCCCGTTTGAGCTTTAAGAAGGTCTTTTTGCTCTTGGGTAACAACTGCTTGTTGACTACCAGATGATTTTCCGCCGCCCATAATTAAGCTCCTTTGCCCTTGCCACCTTGGCGTTGGACAGGTTGTATTTGACTATTATCCCACTGTCCGACAGTATTGGAGTATTGGTTTTCTTGACCCATACGAGGCTGTCCAGAAGTGGCTGAATTTGTATAACCGCCCTTACCCATAGGTTGGGGAGGAGCTTGGTATTGTTGAGTAGGTTGAGCAAAGTCTGTTGCCTGACTTGCGCCTTTGCCGCCGCCACTTGTTTGTGGTGATTGAACTTGTGATACTGGTCCACCCATGATTTTTCCTTTTATGCCAACACTTGGTAGGCAGATGTTGCGTAATCAAAATAAACACTTGAAACACCTACGCTATTGCCTAAAGCATTAAACGCATCTGTTTGACCGCTATTAGTAGCCACCAAGGTATATGTGCCTACACCAAGGTTTAAAACTTGCGAATAGCTTGCAGGACTTCTAAATAATTTAAAAGTCACTGGATTTGAATTTCCAATTGGTGCGCCAATAGCTTGCAACGTAAAACTACTAATAATAGTACCGCCTGAGTTTTTTACATCAATTTGAACAAAAACTTGACATCCAACTGCCGTAATAGGGGTGGTAACTCCCATATTGCCAGAATAGAAGATAGCGACTTTACCAGCCTTGGTAACTGTAAGGTTCAATATAACCGCTGTTGTTAAGTTGGCAATTGGTGCGCCGGGGGATGTGATTACGCTGTTAATAAATCCATTGATGTCAACACCAGTACCGTTAAACACAATATTGGCAGAAGAATTGCCCATTGCAAATCTTCCATCGCCATATAAATGCGTCCCGCTACCAGTCATGCTTGTTCCGCTGATGGTAGGTGGAAAAAGTGGATTAGTGCTAACAATAATCTCACCAGAAGTTAGAGTCCCCATGTTTGCTGTAATAGCAGACAGAGCGCCAACTCGAAGGTTTGATAGGTATGGCACATTCCATGTTGTCAGGTCAGTTACAGGGTTGTAAATGCCGTCTGATTGAAACAAAGCTTCGTTTACAGACAACGTAGGCGGCGTGGCTTGCCATGTCTCAGCTCCACCCCAAGTGTTATATGGAGGGAAACTGCTAGGACCAGATGTTTGATATGTTGTTGGAGTGCTTGCCAAAGCAAAACTTGTACTCTTGGCATAGCAAATTCGCGATGATGAGCCATCAGAACCTGAGATTCGGTCTAGGTCAATAGCCGCACCGCTGTCTGCTTGATACAAAATAGAAGGGGCAGATAAGCCAACTACTATATTGATTCTTCGACCACCAGTGACTGAATAAAACACAAATTTGTTTGTGCTAAATCCACCAGATACTTGATACCAAATATAGTCAGCAGGGTTTGTAGATTCAGTTCCGCTATCGTTATTACGCAATCCGTAATATTGACGATTGGTTGGAGTGTTGCTGAAGTTGACCGTGCCATCAAAGCTGTCTGCATACTTCACGTACAAATACTTGTACAAGTAGCTAACAATATCACCTATGGCATCAGTTACTTGACCATTAACAACGTTTGTTGATGTGGTTAGTTGGCTGTTGCCGAGCAAATAGTTAATTGCCTCAGAGATTTCTCCCTGAGTTGGGTTGCCGTCAAGAAAGAATGGCATTAGAACGCATCCTCAGTTACTGTGGCTTGCCAGTTCAAAGCCGTCAGATTCCATGCATCAGTGGCATCGTTTGACTCTACTTTGACAGACAAGGTGCGCACAGTGTTTTGCTGTGTTGTTACCCAAGGATTGTCTGTGATAACCGAGACTGTAGAGGCTTGACCGTAGCTTGCAGGTTGAGCAGTCGAGTTAGCGCCACCAACAGTAATGTTGATAGTGCCAGTACCTGCAATCTCAGGCAACAAACGGTGAGCGTAGACCTTTGAGGAATACGGCACTGGACCGTCAGCAGTCTGCAAGACAATGTTGTTGCGCTCAAACAATGTAGGAATGGGCGTTGAGTTGATGAAAGAGTTGCCCCTGCCTGTTTGTACCAACTGACTGCTTGCAGTGCCTCCTTGGGCGTATACGACAGTCCTAGAGGCATACTTGAATGCGCTAGAGATATAGACAGGCGATTCACAGCCCATGCAAGCATTGACTACATCTTTTGGAGCGTTCCAAACGTTGAGGTCATAACGCCAAGAGATCATTTCATTGCACCAGCCTGTAGAGGTCAGGTTGGGGAAATAGATTTCCACTTGGTTCTTGGCAGTGTTGTTGACCACAAAAATGCGATCAGAGTAGGTTGTACTCAGATTGCGGAAGAAGTAATCACGGACCTTTTGGTTGCCCAAAGGTGCAAAGTCAGAACCGTTGAACACCCAGATGTCTCGACTATCAACGCCGTAGACGTTAGAGTCTGTGTTTGTCCAGCAGTTGTTGTTGATCAGGCCACGACCTTGGTTGAACAAGCGAACACCAAAGACAGGTGCTGTACTGTTTTGATAGGCAATAGGCGACATAACTACAGTGTCCCAATAGGAACAGATGTAGAAGTTAGCGCCTAAGAAGAAGCCGTCAACGATAGGGCCACGAAGAGGAATCTCTTGTTCGTTAGCCACGTTGTTCAAGGTTGGTTCCCATGTAGCAGGAACGCCTGTGTTGGCAAAGGCTTGTGACCAACGAATGGTTGTTGGGTAGTTGGTTGTGATGCCGCCAGCTACTTTAGTCAGGTTGCCAGCAATCAAGATGTTGCCAACGTTTGGAGAGCAAAAGTTTCGTACAAATGCGGCTGTTGTTGACGTTACGCCAACATCGTAGTTCCACACGTAGTAGTCAGGTGCTGAACCGTAGATGTAGATTTCAGTGGCTGTAGCCAAGAAGTACATTGGGGGACGCAGGGTATCGTTGATGAAAAACACGTTACCAACCCATGAGGTGGTGATGTTGATGTCATCAGAATAACCAGACAAAGCTACGCTTGGGTTGGCTCCAACGCCGGGGGTGATGTTGGAAATGCCAGCAGTGGTGATCTTGTACCACTTTCCTTCACGAGTAGCTACGATGTACGTCCATGTAGTACCACGAAACCCGCCATCAACAAAGATGACGTTGCCGGGAACAGAGGAAAGAATAAGCTCCTCTCCACTGATCTTTTTGATACCACGAACATCAGCCTCTACGTTACGACCAGAGTTATATTCGTTTGGACCCAAAGCGTTGCTAGGAACGTCTGGGGTGAACGACATATTAGTGAATGGTGTACGTAGGGGCGTGTAGCTCATGGCAAATCCTTGGTTGAGTGGATTTTACTCTTTGGGTTCTTCTTTAGGAACCTGTGGATCGGCTTGCTCTTTGATTTGCACCATCAGAGCATAGGCGTTAGTTTTAGATGGAAGTTCACCAAGAGCATTCAAGATGAAGTTCACAGCGTCTACTGGCAGTTCTAGTTTAATCATTTCAATTTCCTTGGTCTGCAGGTTCAGGCGTATTTCCCTCGTCCAACCATTTCAAATAGGCTTGGTAGTCTGTGTTTGCGGGGTCGAATAAGAAGCTGGTTGTTCCTCCATCTTCATTGGTGCAAATAGCAGCGTCAGCGCCAGTTGTTGTTTTGTAGAGTTTGTACATCACAGTTCCATTCCCGTAAATTCAATTTTGTTACCAGAAGTTTGCCCACCAAGAATACACCCACCATTTGCTGTGAGGCCAGTTGCTGTAACTGTTACGTTCCCTGTTTTATTGCTTGCATTGTCATAGCCAATAGCTGAAAGAGCTACCGCAGTGCCGTTTTGATAAAACGTAAATGCGCTTGCTGTTGATGTTGTAATTCCAGTAGGAGCAACTCTTGTTTGAACTGGGAAATAACACTGAGCAAGACCTACCCCTGTGCTGTAATTAAACCCAAAAAATCGGAAGTTTCCATCTGTTGCGTTTGAGTAAACCAAACAATACCGCTGACACAAAGCCAACTCAGTACCATACGGGCGGTAATCAAACGATGTGGCTGTGCTGCCTTTTTCAAGCTGGACACCAGTGATGTAGAAGGTCGCTCCAGATGTGCCTACTACGCTGGTTGCGCCTGTAGGCATATAAGCTGTCCCAGAATTCCATACGTTAGCTGTACCACTTATGCTAGAGCCGTAACCAAGTCCAAAAGTTAAAATTAACCCGATGCCGTTTGTTGTCAGCCATGTACCAGAAGTATCACCAGAAATGGTAACTGTTTTCTGTTCCCAAGTATTTGCTGCGCTGATGGTATAAGAAGCAGGGTATGCACGAGTGCCATTGGTGTTAATAACATGGAAACCAAATGTTCCTGTTAAAGAACTCCGCACCCAAAAAGAAATGGTTATGGGTTGTGCATTTGCAGTTCCCCATCCAAAGTCAGCAACGTTTAATCCTTCCACAGCTTGACGCACACCGAAAAATTCGCTTGCTCCAAGTGAGTAGGATGACAAAGATGTACATCCTAAGTAATTGACAAAACCAACTGGCGGGGTGACGGCTCCTGCATTTTGACCAATCTTAAATTTACCCGCTGCGCCAGACACTGCATACCACCTATCAACGTAATATGTACTGTTCACGGCAGGGTTTACTTCAGCCCCAGCATTACGCTGGTCAATCATCATCGCACCATTGATGATGCGGTTCTTGAAGCCAAAGGTGTTCTGAGTGTTTACCGTGGTAGCAGTCAGGGTAGTAGTTGTAAGCGATGTGCTTGTATCTCCACCCGGAGATGTAATACCTGTAGTGCCGTTTAGAACGATGGTCATGATTAGGCTCCAAGTGTTTGTGCTGCGGCTTGTTGAGCTTCAAATGCTGCGATAACTTCTGGTGTCCATGCTGCGTTGCAAACGGCAACTACGTTAGTTGGTTGGCCTGTCAGGTCTTGACCCGGGCTTAAAGTTAAGCGGTGATATGTCTCTGTAACAAGTACACCGTCTCTTGTAATACGCGATGCTTCGCGGAGAAGCACGAGGCCGTTCTCCGTAACGGTGATTTGGTCAATGACTTTGGTTTCTGAGAGCGACATGGTTGTTCCTTATGCTGTGAAGTAAGTAGCAGTGAAAATAACACGACTGCCATTTTGAAAAATATTTGAGGCATCGTTAGCGGTAGCTTGTCCTAAAGTGCTAGTGATGGTTTCAAAATACACCTCTGGAGTTCCTACCACTGGCAAAATTCTTTGAATCCAAAAAACATTGGCACTTAGGCTGGAAAAATACGCAACGTTAGCGGAGTAGAAATTTCCGGGAGCGGCGGAAAACGGCATGCCGTAGATTCGCGTTGTGCTTCCTGTTCCTCGAACGTTAATATACATGTCACACTGAATAGTTACCATTCGGCCAATTTTTGTGTAAACACCTATTTGTCCTGAGTAAGTAGCGTTGCCACCAATGTTTGGTGTCCAAGTACCCTCTTCGTAGTCGTTCAAAGTGGAGTTGTTTAAAGCCCCTGTCTTGTTGAATACGATGCCTGCGTTTGCGGTTTGTATGGACAGATTACCGTTCGCATTAAGCGTCATTGCTTGGGTGAAGCTAATTGTGTTTCCTGCCGTACCAGAAGGTGCGGTGTACCAAATGTGCGCACCTGAACCTTGCGCGTACAAAGAGGCTGCGGCTGTGGAGATATATCTGTTGCCGGAGTTGCCGTACCAGTTTTGCCCAACGTATGCAGATTGACTCCCATCGTTTGCAAAAACAGCACCATTTGGAAGCTGCAATGCTTTATAGGCCGCGCTCCATGAACTTGGTGCTGTACCAATACCCACGTTCTGACTTGCGTCAATCGTAACGGCTGTAGTGCCTGTGCCTGTGGCTAGAGCCAAGATACCCGAGCTATCAGCGGATTGCTTGAGGCCAGCGGAGCCTGATACTGCGCCTGTGTCGGCGGTGATTGTCGATGCCATTATGCGGCTCCTTGGGTTGGTTCGTCAGCTGGTTCAGGCGTATTTCCCTCGGCCAGCCATTTCAAATAGGCTTGGTAGTCTGTGTTGGCGGGGTCGAAGGGGATGCTGTCCGTACCATTACGCAAAACGTTTCGCACTTCGCCATCCATGCTTCGATAAAGTTTGTATGTTGTCATGCTCATAGCTCCGCATTAAAACCAAGAAATCCATTTACTGTTTTACTACCAGCGATCCCAGAATTACCAAGTGTAAATAGACCATTTGAGGCAAAACTCATTAAAGGTGTTTCTTGGCTTGATGTATCTATTAAAGGAACATTGTTTGATGCGTAATTTGTGTTTCCTGAATAACCGCCGTAATCAGTTGCAGTTCCTGATGTTGATAAGGTTGGGTTTGATCGCATTGTTACTGGAAGTCTGATTGGCCCATACGTTGCACTAACTCCGATGGCGTTTGTTGTTGTGCAATATGAAGCTGAAATAGTAGGAACCCACTTCCAATAATACCTCTGACACAAAGCCAACTCAGTACCATACGGGCGGTAGTCAAACGATGTGGCTGTG